GCATGGACAGGCTTTGTAGCGTCATAAGGAACACGGCAAATGCGCCCATCCTTCTCCGCATTTTGCATCTCTTTGGCAAAGATAGCCCCATCTACTGTCTGTCGGCATAAACCTTCCCACACTTGGTTGTAGGCTTCCTCATCCCTCAGTTTGAGGGCATCTTTCTCTAGTCGGAGGGTGTCGGGAAACCAAGGGTTATCAGACCAGTTCACCTTCATGGTAATGCTATCTTGCGGTGGATTTGCCACAAACCTTTGATAGGTCTCATCTGTCTCCAACTCAGGGTTGAAGCTGATCCATATTTCTGAGCCTTCCTTTCGGATGGTTGGGATCAAAATGTTCCAACTTAGGCGGCTCGTGGTTTGCGCTTCCTCAACCCAACAAATGTCAACGCCTTCATAAGACTTGATGTTTGAGACATTGTTTTTGAGGCCAACAAAGCTGAACTCTGTGCCGTTTCTGCCCCTGATGCTTGTTTGGGTGATCTCATAGAAACTCAATAATCCAAGGCTTTCGATCTGGTCACACAGTAACTTGTGAACCGAATCCTTAATGGATGTCTGAAACTCACGGGCGCACAGTATGCGGATTGGGTCTTTTGCACCCTTGATCAACAAGGCTCTAGCTATTCCCCAACTCTTTGCCCCGCCCCTTCCACCATAAAGAACCTTGTAACGGCTCTTTTTAAACAGACCTTCCAACTTAACGGGAAACTCTGCCTTTGCTATGGCATCGGTTACATCACTCATTCGGGCTTAATGAATGTGACTTGAATCCCACCCAACAGGGGTGTTCCATCTGCGTTCTCAATCGTTGTGGCCTGAATTGCCTTGCCATCCACTCGGTCAATGATCTCCCGAATAGCCCAAGGCTCACCTTCCTCGGCTTGTCTCACCAATTGCTCGGCAATGCTTCTGAGGCGGTGTGGCTCTTGTGTCAGAACAAGACGCAACTTGTCATAGAACATCCTGCTTTTGGCAGCGTTCTGATTGCCTTGTTGTCCACCTCTTTCAGCCATTCGAGTCGATTCCTAAGTCTTTATGCCTAAATTACTTTTTAGTCTTAGGCATTGGTTTCTTATGAGCCTTTTTCTCGGCTTCACGTTGAACAGAATATCCAATGGCAACCGCCTGTTTAGGGGGCTTGCCACTTTCAATCTCTTTCTTGATATTAGCCCTGAGTGCTTTCGGGGTCATCGATGCTATGAGTGGCATTTTGTTCCTTTGACATTTCGGCTAATAAGTTGGTGAGTTCTTGCACCGCACCGCTGATCTGCATTAACACCGCTTCATGTTGTTTGGCAGTGTTACGCAGTTCCTCGATGCGGGTGGCTATTTTCTCAGCGTTCATCAGCTAATGGCGGCTAATGTGTCGCAACGCAACCAATTAGTGCCGTTGCTGAAAGCCAACACGGGGCTTCCTGCTGCGCCATTGGAGAAGTAAGCCACTTGACCAGCGGGGGTCACTGATGGGGCGGTTGCTACTGTGTAAGCAGTGAAAGCGACCAAATTGAGTTGTGGGTCTTGGTATGCCACGCCTGTTGCAATTGAGTTTGCCATGTTTGTTCCTTAAATTAAGCCGAAAGTGGCTTGTGAGTAATTCTAATCATTCCTCGACAACTGCACAAATGTCGGCTTCTTGAATGATTTGATAGTCTTGACCATCAATCTTCTGGGTGGGCCAGTTAAGGTAATCCCCGTTTCCATACTTGATGAAGTCTCCCACTTTAACATCGTAAACCTTTGGGCCGATGGCGACAATAGTCCCCTCGTTAAAGGCTTCTTTGTTGTTCACATAGATGATGTCGGAGAGATTTCGCACCTGTGGTTTAACCACAACACGATCACGCAAGGGACTTAGCAGTTCTTGGGTCTCCCTGGCTTCTTTTTCACAGGCACAGAAACCTCAGTGGTCTCGTCAGTCATGATGTCGTAAACAGGAAGTTTCACGATTTCCACCTCTTGAGGCTCATGTTGACCGCACCAATCGTTTTGATGCTTGTTCTGTTGTTGTGGGCTATGCCTACAGATGCCCATGATTTGCTGATTCCTGAAGAATCTGCAATTTCCACAATTAGAATGTGTTTCAGCCACTCAATACTCCTTTTATTGTTTGGTCAGAAGCGCCCCTAGATTGTCCGTCTAAGGGCGTTTCGCTTTATTGGTAAGACTTACGATCGTGAGTGTAGCAAGTGCCTGATGACTTACCGCCATCAAACTTGGCATCTTTGCCCACCTTGTTGGTCATGGCATCGGGGATGCGGTTTTTCACGCTCCCATTGGATTTCATCTCAGGTGCGGGGTTGCCGCCCATTTTGACGTTGTTGCCGTAACCAGCGGGTTGGTTTTTGTCGAGATTTGCCATGATTGACTCCTATTTGAGTGTCAGTAGGTACAGGGTGGAATTGATCAGATCAGCAATTTCATCAACGATGTTTTGCAGTTCTGTATCTTGGGGGATTTCTTTTCGTGCATCCTGAACAAACGCTTTGAGTTGTGTCAAGTAGTCTGAGGGTGATTCTTGTGGCTGATGCAACTCATCAGGAAACTTCTTCATTCGAGTGTTGTAGCGTCCCTGATAGCTTTCAGCCAACTGGTCTGCTAGGTCAACAATCTTTGGATAGAACTTGCCCAACGCCTTGTGGGTTGAGTATTCCGTTGTTTGCAAATGCTGAAAATGCGTGATCGTCCCACTGTGAAAGAGGGTTGCAACAAATTCAGCAACTTCGGCATTATTTTCCATGATTGCACTATATCAAAAAAGATGGGGGAATTAAACCCCCATAAATGACAAAATCAATGGCAACCTTGTCAAAGCCATTGTGCGGTGTCAGGAATGGGGATGTCAAGAGGCCATTTTCCTTGTTGCGATAAAGCCTCAACAGTCGATAAATGAGCATTGAGCCACATTTTTTTGCGTTCCTCTTTGGTCAGGTGCGCCCCTTGGTCTATCTCGTAATGGCATTTGAGACATAACGCAGCCACACAATTATCGTCTGCTTTGATGCTTTTGCCCTTACCACCACCCCAATTAGCGTGAGCCGCCTGAACCCCATTGTCCATGCCACAATTTTGACAAGAGAGAGCCGCCACTAGCTTTAGCAGTTTCTGGCTTCTCACATATTGGTGCTTCAGGTATTGTGTCATCTGTTATTGCATATTCTCTGGTTAAGTATTTGTGGCCGTTGGCGCAAATTCGCCTTCTAAGTACAAAGTCAGGGTTTGCCCTAGTGTCTAACACTTTGTTATGTCGGGTCTTGCATACGGGACACATCATGCTTCTATCCCCTTTTCAGCCATCCAAGCCATAAGCCACTCAATAAACTCTGAGCCTTCCTCAACTGTGAATTTGTGGCTCTGAAGCCCAAGCTGCACAACCCTTTCACCGTCTAGGCTTGGGGCTACCTTGCCAATCTTGCGCCCTGTCTCATGCGCCCATTGGTCAATAAGTAGGCGTTTCCAATCGTCTGCTGACCAGGCACTGCCAACCAACTTCATGGCCTTGTAAATCTTGTCAATCAGGGCGTGAAACATATCATTTTGGTCTGTGCTGCGAGTGGCTTTTTTAACCTCTAACCGCAGTTGTTTGCCCGCTTGCAAGGTTTCTTTGATCTTAGGCCACAGGTCTTTCAGGACAATGTGGGCTTGTTGGCTGTTGTGTAGGGTAAAAATCATATTGCCCTCAAAAAGTAAATAATCAACGCCCATGACGCTATTGAAAACAAAACCACCAATGCCCAAACAATTTTGTTGCTCATGCTTGCCTCACCATAACTTCAACCTTTGCCACTTCCCCATAAACCTTTGTGGAATGGATGGATGTGATTTGCGAGTCGTTGTCAAACACAATTTTGTCCATGCCATCAATAACCGACTTGATAACGTTATCCAAATCGGGGCGTTTTGTGTGTTTTTCGGTATCGCTTAAACAAGCCTCTGTGCGTTTTTTTGAGTATGAGGCGGGAACGGTAAAGGTAACGTAAATAAACGCCTCTAATGCCCCTTCTAGGGCTTTTGAAGCACCCATTGCCGCCTTTGCCATCATTCCAACTTCAGATTCATAAGTTTTTGTCTTTTCAGGTGTGTATGCAACGAAGAATTTCCCTCTTGTAGAAAACCTTGGTCTGCCCTTGGCTACGGGATGCCCATAGACAGTAAACATGATGGAAATCATTTCTTGTCCTTTTGTTCGTTCATGCGCTTGCGTAAGTCATCAGCAGCCACTTGCCCACGTTTCTTAACTATGTCCAACAGGGTTTGTTGCCACCAATATTGGGCTTCCCCCCGTCCTTCCTCTAGCGCTTTCTTTTTGAAGCGCCTGATCCATTCCATTGCTTCCTTTTGCCTCATAGTCTCCCGTAAGTTCAAGCGCTCTTGTGATGACAAAGTGGCTAAATTGTTGGCCCTCTCTGGCTTTGTCAAGGATTTTGTGGGCTTCATAATGATTCACTTAGGATTCTCCAGGCAGTTGCCGCCACTCTTGGTACTTGTGCGTTGCCAAGGGCCTTAACTCTGTCCACTTGTCCGGGAAGTCCATTATGAGTTCTACAAAGTCCGGGTGATAGTATTGAGCGCAATCCAAGCTCGTTCTTACCCACTCCGTTGTAAAACTTGCTCTGTATTCTTGGCTTCCCCAATAACGCTTTTTTGCCGCCCCTCTCCACATACTTGTGACGGGGGTTGGTAGCCAACAACCAAATTCGTTCTCTCCTATGGGGTAATCCAATGCAGTCTGCGCCCAACACTCCCCACTTTGCATCAAACCCCATTTGGGCCAAGTCTCCAAGA